CTAATTACATCCTCATCAATTCTTAATCCAACTCTATATGATGGAGTATTTGAATACTCATCAAGAATAATTGTTTGTTTCGAAACTTTAGCAAAGAATCCTCTAATGAAATAAATTCCATCATTGACAGATGCTGCAGATCCAATTGCTGTTGCATTCGATGCTACTAAGGATGCAACTGGTGTACCAGAATTTATTGTTGTAATACCATAAGTTATATTATCTTCACAAACAAGCAATTCCCCGTTTAAAAATGGAGTGAAGTTAAAATCAGAATCAGAATCCAAATATTTTACATAGATTGTAATGTATTCAACATTTGCTCCATCTGGAAATATAATATTTTGGATACGAGCACTAACTCCCGAATCTTGCCCTGTAATTTTTTTACCAATTAATTTCTCAATATACAAAGAGATATCCACACCATAATTGGATGGATTTAACTTAACTGCATAAAATTGCGAGTCAAAAGCAACGTTTCCTGGAATAACTACAGACCCATCTTTAAAGACATTACTGCCAAATTTTTCAATTTGATTTTGTAAAATTGACTGTAGAGTAGTTAGTTCTCTAGCCTGAACAGGTCTGCCTGGATTGAATAGAACTTTATAAAAATCCTTATTGGCATCATAATCATCATAATATGGGCTAACATTTAAATTGGTTTTTTGAGCCATTTTTTAAAATTCCAGGATAATTTTAACGTCTTCTTTTTGTCTGGAGTTTCTTGATACCAAAGGTCTGTTATCAATGTATATAATGTCTCCCGATAATTTATTTATCTCGGGATTTGAAAGACCATTTGTAAATTGTGTTCCCAAACTTATAATTTTGCCTGTAGAAAGAGATGTAGTAATTCCACTAAAACCAGTATCTACGGATGCGGAGAACCCACCAACATTTTTTGTAATTGGATATGAAGATGATTCGAATGATAAAACCTTTGCTTGAGATGAAACAGTCTTATAATCAGTTTCATCTAATTTGGTTGGATTGAAATAAAGTGATCGATCTCTAAAATATTTAACAACATTCGTTTCTACATCATATGATGCAACATACCCAGTTGCTGTTCCAATTACTCCACCTGTACTTCCGGTAACTGTTTGCGTAATTTTATCACCAATAGATAATGTTCCTGTAATTGATGATGGATTAAGCTTAATTGAATACAATCCAGAAAATTGATTATCAACAAATGTTGCCGTTGAACCAAATGAAGTTGGATTTTTTAGTATCCCAACCTGAGCAAATTTCGTATCAATTGGGAAATCTTTTGTAGAATCATCAAATCTTGCATATACTAAAGTTCTATCTGCTCCTAATTCTGTGTAAATGTCGTAACCATGACCTCTCGATGGTGGAATAATTGGAATTAATTTAGCTGGTTGTGTTGCTGTTGCACTAATGCTTCCAATATCTACCATACCATAATTATATCCATATCCACCCGAAGAAATCCTAACGTTAGAAATTTGTCCAATACTATTCGCATCTAAAATAACAGATGCTCCAGATCCGTCACCAATAATATTAAATGATTGATTTTCTCCCCCAGCATACCCAAGTCCAGGATTATCAACATAGACTTTTTTTATTTGATTCTGATTAATTGTAGAGTCTCCATTCGTCCTTACGGCACTAATTTGAACGTCAGTAGAAGATTGCCAACTATTTGGAATTGAAATATACTCAGTAGAATCAAATTTAATAATGTCACTTGGTGATACTGTATACAGATATTTCCAAAGATATCCATCTCCACTTGAACCGGCAGAAGAAGGTTCTAAATCAGTAAATGTTGGCTCATCTTGAGAAGAATTACCACCGGTACTAATTCCGGATGAACCATTATCGATACAAATATAAAGTTTATATTCTGAATTTAGCACATAAAAATTGGAATCATAAAGTCTACTGGATTGTGTAAGTGGTGATTGATTTGTAATGCTATAATCATGACGATACATTTCATATTTTGATCCTCTAGACCAATCAATTCTCCTTATAACTCTTCTAATATTTGCACTGGTTATCTTTTTACCAAATATGATAGTATCATGGGAATGATTGAGGTAATTTACACTGTCTATTGGGTCAGGAGTATTTGTATCCCAATCAGTAGTTCTACCAAATCCAACTGCTGTGGGATTTGGCAATCCCAAAAATATATAATACGAATTATTAGTATTATCAATAGAATCCACAAAATTACTTGAATTGAGAATTCTAAATTGATCGGTTACAATTGCAGACATATTATTATAGTTTTTTAATTATTTATAATTAACCCAGATCCTTTTTAAGCGGACCAATATTTCTTAATCCGTATCCACGTCTTTGAATAGTTGCAAATGTCGATAATCCTGGATTTATAGTGTAACCACTTGCTCCAATTGAAATTGGATTTGTAGACCTACTAAACCCAGAAATTCTTCCCCAAGAGAATCTGCCAGCAAATTTTGCAAGACCTGTTGATAATCCACTTACTGAAGTTGTTGAAAGAATATTGGATACAATTTCGGCACTTGTTGAACCAACTGAAACATAATTTAGTGAATGAATATAATAAACATTATCAAGATAAGTACTTCCTATTCCAACTGTTGCATTATTGCTATTATTAATAGATGTGACACCATTACCAATGGTTGTATTGTAAATATAAATCGGATAATTAGTACTCAATCCTGATGGGAATGAATTTGGAGAAGTTACATTCAAATAAAATTTAAGTGCAAGAGGATTTCCATTTGTTCCTGTTGTGGTTCCAATTCCAGTAATAATACCAGAGAATCCTTGTACTAAAGATGCTCCACCAATTTTTTCAAAAATTGGATCTGGATATGCAACAATAACTTGAGGTGGATTAGTATTGGTATATCCATATCCAGAACTGGTAATTACTGGAGATGAAATTGACCCATTAGAAATACTCACCGTTGCAGTTGCAGTCGATCCAATGCCAATACCAATAACTGGTGGACGAGAAATTTTTACTGGAATTGTTGTTCCAGTGTATCCAGATCCAACAGAAGTAATTGTTAATGCTGAGATTGTTCCAGTAACCGAAACTGTTGCTGTTAATGCAGCAGATACGGGATCATCGTTTCCACTAACAATTAATGCATCGAAACTACTAATTGTAATTGGACTTGTATATCCAGATGTTTGATTTTGCTCATATTTAAAGAAATTTGCATCATCCACAAATATTTCAGTATCTGAAGACTTGAAATCTTTAATAATTCTTGCAGTTGGATAAACTCCACCTTCAATTGAATCTCTAGTTTTGGTAACAATTTCTCCATTGATTTTAGAATCAACTTTCTGCTTTGTCCATCTTAAGGGTTTGTAATTTGTAACATCAATTCCTTGATCCCTATAGATATTAGTTTCAACTTTATCCGAAGCAGAAATATAAGAAATCAATCTCGAATTTTGAGTGGTTGTAATTCCAGATACTGTTGGATTTTTAAATAATTGTACAGTATCTCCCCTTTTAATAGTTTCATTAACTGTTGTTAAAACACTATCTTGACCTCTTGTTCCCCTGTAGAAGAAAATTGAAATATTATCTTCTGGTAATGGTGGGTATTTGAAGACAAATGATGATCCCCCATCAAATTCATAAGTATCGCCGTGAGCTTGAACAATACCATTAACAAAAATAAGTAGAACTGGACCTAAATCAATACTGGCAGAATCTTGATCATTGGGATTGATTTCAAAACTCAATAATTGTGAATTATAAAAAAGTGGGAATCGTGTTCTACCACCATCTTGTAATGATTTGATGGAATCAATATAATCCATTTCACCAAATTGCCAAGCAGCAAATGAATCAGTAAATGTGCTAAGAACTGTTAATTTAAATTCCTTAACAGGTGCAGAAAGTCCCTTTGCAGTTACAAGACCTATAGGTTTAAATGTGTCACCTATTTGGAATCCGTATCCAGATCTGGTAAATTTGAATGATTGTACATCAAAGAGTGTTGAAGCAGTGCCAGATACATTAGGTCCGACAGTTATGTTCATCAACAATCCTACTCCAGTATCGGTAGTTGATCCAACACTTAATCTGGAAATACCAATGACTGGAAGATTTTCGTAACTTGGTGGTGCAACTTGCGCGTATGGATTTGTATATCCACTTCCACCATTTTGAATTATAAATCCAGAAATAGATCCACCAGAACCAACTCTTCCATAAACTACTGCTCCAGATCCAGTTCTATCAGATATTCCAATAGATACTGTTCCAAAATATCCAGATCCAAAATTTGGTTCCGATCTAAATGTAAATGTTGTTGCTATTCCAACTGCATTCGTAGAATTGCTATTGATAAAAATAGTTCCAAATCCAATAGAGGTTACATATGTTCCGGTTGTAACAACACCAATTGCCTGAAGTTGCTGCCCAACAGAAATAGAATTGGTAGTAATGCCTGTAATCTTATTGGTTGTAATTCCAATTAATCCAGTAACCGCTACACCAACAATGAAAGAAGTTGTAAATCCAATTGAAGAAATTGATCCTCCACTAAGGGTAATACGTACCCCAGTGCTTCCTACGCCCACCAGAGGAGCATATCCAGTTCCCTCACTAGATCCTAAGGAAACAATGATACCACCCCTTGGAAGTTGATTCTGATTAACGTCAGCATCAGATTTAACAATCATTCCATTTGTTGAAGTAATTCCACTGAATACCACGCTAGTGATTCCAAGAACTGCATTATCAACTACATTAAAATTATTTCCAGTATTATTTTGTGTTGATGGAGTTTGGAAAATACTATTAATAAAAAGAATACCATTACCACCGGTCGAACCAATACCCGTAGTATTCATCCCATTCAATGTTAAAATATAAGTTTGCCCAATTCCAGTAAATTTCTCCGAAATATTATCATACAATGTATTTGTCGTATAATCTTTTCTAAGATATACTCTTCCAGTAAAGGATGATTTTGGTTGCTCTAAATTGCTAATATCTCTTTGTGTTACAGCGTTTCCTCTTGGAGGTTCAGTAAACCATATTTTATTTCCAACTACATTATATGCTCCCCTATAAAGAGAAATTGGCGAATCATTGAAGTGTGAAGTTGCAATTGTTCCTGCATATCCTCTTTGAATATTAGTAAGATAATAAGTTCCTATACCCGTAATAGTTGCCCCACTAGTCGTACCAAGTCCCACTGTAACTACTTTAACATATTCGTTATCAATTTTAAGGAGATCTGCTGGTTTAATGGATGAAATTCCACTGATTGAAAAATAAGTATTACCCGCACCAATTCCACCACCAAAATTAAAGGTTGTTGTTGTACTTACTCCTTGGAGTGAGATTGTATTAATTGAGAGGGTGCTAATTCCAATTGTTGTTACTTGAGATCCGGAAGATAGTATTCCAACCGAACCTATTAATGTACCAACTGCTATTCCTGAAGTATTAATACCAGTAATTATATTTGTACTTATTCCTATGATACCAGTTTTACTTATACCAACCAAATCTGAGTTATACTCTAAAGTGTAATCAAGTAGGGAGTATGCAAGAGGTGCTTGAACAACACTATCAACTGTAATTAAAGATTTTTCCAATTTCTTGGTCATTTCCAATTCATGATTATTTCCGGATCCAAATGAAGTGAATGTAACATAAATTCCTAATTGGGCATATTCTTTTCTTGTTGCTAATTGGAAATTACTATTATCAAGTTTAATTGGATATACTCTTGGTGGTAAGAATGAAGTTACAACACCAGTATAACTTAATGTGGAACCTATTCCAACAGAAGTAACACCAATACCTAAGAAAGTTGTTGCTGGATTATAAATTAATTCCTCACCAGTATTAAAGAAATGATTTGGAATTGTAATAACTCCAGTGGTTGAATTTAATTGAGTGGTATCTGATGGATTAAATGTTTTTTTATAAATTGGAATTCCTTGATAATTCAGTTCATAATCCAATTTATTAATTCTTCTTGCATTTATTCCATTATATGGAGTAATAGTAAATGCGTCTTCCCCAATACCATAAATTAAATTTGGTGGTTGGTTATTATA